AACATCTCAACTACATCGCTATACAGAGCACCTAACTCAGCAGGGCTTTGGTAGACCATAATCTCCCTGATCTCCTTCTGTAGCTTCTCCATCTCTTTCATAGCCACTACGTGATCTAGAGAGATGTCCAGTAGCTCATCAGGTTCAATATACTGAGTGTCTATCCTTAACTGCTGATCAGCTATCTTCTTCCTCATAGCTATCATCGCTTTAAAGAAGATCTTCAAGTTCTTTATGAGATCAGCTTTAATGTCCTGTTCACTATGTACTACTTTAGCAATGCGGTGATTAGGGGCCTTATTCACCTCAGAAACTGAGGCGATTGTTTCCGTCACTGAAGGCTTATCAGGCTTTTTCGACGGAAACAACTTAGATTTAATGAACCCCCATATACCTAGTACTTCATCTACGTGCTCTTTAGCCTCATCAAAGGTCTCTTTAGCTTTAAGGACTACACCTTTGTATTCTTTGTATAGCTCACATCCCTGCTGGATAGCCTCAACAGCCTTGAGAGCACCAGCAAGGATTATTAGAGGCATACATTACTGGCCTTCTGGGGGTACTAGGCCTGTTGAGAGTAAACCACGATAGGCTAAGTTAGGAGGAGTAGGCATAGCCTGTCCTGAAGCAATCTGATTTGCAGCTTGTTGGGCAGCTCGTCTACGCATCAAACCTTGAAGAGTATCAGCAGCATAACCAGTCACACCTACACCACCAGCAACCAGCGGTGCTTGGGTAGCTCCAAAGGTATAAGCTGCGGCAGACATCTTAGAACGTGTGGGATTAAACTGAGCAGCGAAGCTCAATAAAGGATCTAAGCTACCACCTTTGATAACAGACTTAATGATATTCTGTTCTTGCTCACTGAACATATTCATCTTGTTTTTGTTAGCTGCAATGTTAACAAAACCTCGACGGATAAGTTCACTCTCAGAAGCGTTAGGCATCTCTTTCTTGATCTCAGCTACGTTAAGAGCGTCTTCTAAGACCTGAGCACGAGAGGCATTACGCCAATCCTTACGAGCGTCCATTACCTTCTTAACAGCATCATCTAAACCTGCTTTACCAGCAATCAAGTCACGACCATTGAGCTTAGTAATGTAGTTGTCGATTGAGTCTACCGCCACAGAACCTAAACGAGCTTCCTTAGGATCAGCACTGCCTTTAAGATTGTTAGCTAGTTGACGCAGACGGTCTACAGTGGAGAAGGGTACTCGTTGTGTGCCGATAATCTTTTCCATCTGTGCCAATGTACGCTCAACAGCAGCTGCTTCTGGAGATCCGGGAATCATGTTTGCACTGTCTAAAGACTTACGGATGTCTCCAACCATATTCAGTGCGCTCTGAGGCTTAACAGCAATACCAGCGTCATCCACAGCTTTGTAGGAACGCGAAGCACGTTGCTTAACTTCCTCCATCGTAAAGACTGGCTTGTTCTCTTTAATTGCTGCACCAATAGCGCGGCCTGATGCACCTGCTGCCAAAGTACCTGCACCGACAGCTGCAATAGTAGCTGCTAGATCGCTACCTGTGTAGTCTTTAATAACTTCAGCAGTAGGTTGAGACACTAAGCCAGCAACAGCGGATACTGGAATCTGACGAGCCATGTCAGCTGCCAATGCGGGGACATTAGGCGCTAACTTAGCAAGACCAGCCGTACCCATCATAGCTTGAGCACCAGCTTGGACAGCACGTTCACCCGTTGTCTGAGGTTCAGGTATACCCGCTTGTGTCAATGCCTGACTCTGTGCTTGAGCGAAACTAGGGATACGGCTTTCTGAGCCAATCAAATTAGCACCAATATTGTACAAACCGCGACCAGCTTCTAATACCGCAGTAGCAGGAGCTGTGAAGCCTTCAATAGCGGCACGACCTGTTAGACCTAGCTGACGACCTAACCCACCTTGTTGTTGTTGAGGTTGTTGTTGCTGAGGAGTTGGTTGTGTCTTACCTGATAAGATGTTACCAATTTCATCGTCGCTCATGGTTTCAGGAAAGGCAACCACATTGTTACCTACCTGTATAAATTTTTCAGCCATTAAAGAGCCTCCACACGACCTGTTGCAGGGTTAAAACGATGAGTTGCTTTAGGCGCAGAAGGCGCTGGTTGTAATTGAGGATTAGCTCCTGACATTGAACTCTTCTTAGGTGCAATATCGCCTGCGCCTAGACCGGGAATAGCCGGAATACCAGAAGAAGTCAAAGTAGCGCGTTTAGCTTTCAAAGCTTCTTGGGTATTAGTCAAAGTTGCTTTTAAATCATCAAAAGCAGATGTTAGCAGTTCACGGTTTTTCCATGTGTCCTCATCTGCAATCTGATCACGAGCACGTTGTGCGTCACCTTCAGTTTGAGTTCCTTTAGCGAGTAACAATAGGTTATTAGCTTGCTCAAGGACTGCGCGTCTAAGTTGTTTAAACTCTTTAGTATCCGCTGTAGGTCTACCTAAGAAAGCTGATACACCGCGCTCCACGTTTTGATATAGTCCCAGATTAAGGTTTTCAATCTTAGGTGTCAAAGCATTAATTTTAGTAATCGATGAATTCAAAATAGTCATCTGCTCATCAACAGTACCTACTTCTTTCTGGATAGACGATGGTAGTCTAGTTGCAGGGGTTGTAGTAATTGTTCCTGTAACACCTCTTGTTGTTGTTGGAGCTGTTGTTGCTGTTGCGGGAGCTGTGGTGGTAGCGCCACCTTCTGTAGATGGTTGAGCAGCTTGTCTACCTACTAAAGCAGCAAGATTAGGCGCTGATGTCATCAAGTCGATAGGTTCAATAGTAGTAATCTGACCTGTATCCGCATCACGGAAGATCTTAGGTTTGTTTTCTTGGCCTATCAGCCAACGAACTCGTGCTTCTTCTTCAGGAGACAACGTTTCCTTCTTAGCTAATTTAATCTCAGCATTGGCAATCATTTCACGATTACGCTCAGACACAGTAGTAGCTCCTGCTGTACGCAAAGCTTTGTCTGTTTGAGCTTTCTTTAGAGCTGCTGCACGAGACATTTCAGCAAGCCGAGACGCATTAGCAGGATCAATAGAAGCCAAGCGTTGAGCTGCTTGCATAATGGATTCAGGATCAGTAGGATCCATGCCTTGCACAGCTTGTTGACGCATAGTCTGAAGCTTCAACTGAGGATCTTGAGTACCTAACACGCCACCAGCAAGCTTACCTAGACCGTAACCTGACATACCAGCTAAGTAGTTAACTCGCTGATAAGGATCCATCGAAGCTTCTTGAGCTAACTGAGCTTGTACTTGTTGTCGTTGAGCTTGTTGGTATTGTTCAGGCGTAGTGAATAAACCCATTATAGAATCTGTTGCCATATAATTAAGTATCTTTCTAGTGTGATTAAGCTATGTAGCTACCGTAATCTGCGGCAGTTCCATAGGGTGAAGCACTTTGACTAAATAAACCCTTAGTCCAATCGACCACAGCTTGATCAGCAGCTTGTCCAAAAGGAGACCTAGCGAATCCTGACATGGCTGAAGAGAAAGGACTCAAGGAGTTAGCCTTGAACATTGTATTAGCTGCGTTAGTGCCGCCTTGCAACAGAGCATTAGCAGCTTGTGCACCGCCTTGCATAGTCCTACCACCTAAGTTAGAGCCTATAGTCAGAGCGTCTTGACCTAAGCCTTCCACTGTACCCATCAAACCTAACGATGTCTGGAATGGGCTATAAGCACTAGACAATAAACCTTGACCGAAAGCTAATTGTTGTTGTCCTGCCTGTTGAGCATTAGCAGCTAACTGAAGGTCTTGCATGGCACGAGCATTTGCTAGAGCTTGATACTCAGGATTAGCCATACCTAAGTTACCACCTTGAGCGACTGACAAGCCTGTACGACCTGTGTTGCTCAACTGGTTCATCAAGTTAGCTGACTGTTGTTCACGACTAGGAGCCAACAGAGCTTGTTGACTAGCCATGTACTTCTGAGCTACTTCTTGAGGTGACTCAGAGATATACTGTCTACCTAAACTCAACAGCCTCGATGTGTCACCTAAACCTGCTTGTGTCTGACCTGAGAGATATTCTTGGTATCGTTGAAGCTCAGGAGAGAGTGTGTAACTAGCACTAGACAACGCCCCTGATGGATCAAATCCGAACTGAGAAGCTCCAAAACGTGATGTTACTCCTACAGGACGAAAACGAGCAGCATCAGCAGCCATCTGAGAAGCAGCTAACTGAGCATTAGCGGAGGTCTGAGCAGCCGATGTAGTTGCCTCAGCTTGTCGACTCGCAGGGCCTAAACCGAATAGGTCAGCTGTTGAGTTAATTATGTCACCCATTTTTAGTACCCCAATCCGTAAATGTAGCCTGTCACGTTTCCGTCTTTCATAACTGTTTCCTTTTTTGTCCACCCTAAGGTCTTACCGAACTTAGCTAGTTTCTTGTTGTCTTTTTGCACGAAGGCTATTAAAGGCATTCCAACTAGATCTAATAATTTGTAGAGATCACTTTTAAAGTTTCTCTTAATCTCTATAGACCACTTCTTAACATCTGTATGGAACCATAGAAGATCATCGTATAGTTCCAAGTACATGATGTAGTTATCTCGTAGTACTACAGGTGTCTTCATTGTTACTCATCTGCAGGTTCAGGCGTGTTGCCTTCTTCCAACCATTTTAAATAGGCTTGGTAGTCTGTGTTGGCGGGGTCGAAAGGGATGAAGGCGTTGTCTGTAATACGAATAACATTGTCTCGGCTTGTTAATTTATACATTTACAGCTCCGCACTTAAAGTAATAGATGTTGTAAAACTACCAGCACCTGTTCCACTGGCTCTGCGTCTGTCGTAGATTGATCGTGAATCAACAGCATTTAAAGTTCCTGCAGAAGATGGGAAATTAAATGCAGAGGTACTTGTTCCTGCTACTGTTGGTGTTGCCCTCATCTGCGTTGCCCCATACGCCATAGCAGCATAATCAGAACCAGAGGATACTACACCTTCAAAATAAGCAGAGGTGGTCTGATAATAACGCTGACATAGCATCAACTCAGTACCATACGGGCGGTAGTCAAAGCTCGTTGCTGTTGAACTTTTTTCTAGTTGTGGTAAAGACAGTGTACCTGTATTAAATTCAATGTTGGTATTTGTTCCACCAGTTATTGACCCTGTAACACCAGATGCGGAGAACGAACCAGCTCCAATTTTTCCTTGCGCTGTTCCTGTCCAACTAAGTGCATAAGTGCCTGACTCAAGATTTAAACCTTCAACAACTTGAATCAAAGAACCAGCACTAATTGTAAATGTGGTGACATTGTTAGAAGTAGCGAATGTGTAGGTGCATCCAGAAGCGCCAGCTTTAAATCGATCGTGTCCATATACTCCAGCTGATAAACTGACGGTTCCGGACACTGCACGTTGGTTAATCAATCCTTGACCATTGATGATGCGGTTCTTGAAGCCAAAAGTATTACCTAAAGCGCCAACAGCAGTAGACACAGCAGTACTTACAAAAGCTGTAGTAGCAATAGATGTATCATTATCGCCCGCTGTAGGCGTAGGAGCTGTAGGGGTTCCTGTCAGAGCTGGACTAGCTAAATCAGCTTTAGTAGCCACCGCCGTAGCAATGTTGTTAAACTCGGTATCGATCTCAGTGCCGCGAACAATCTTTAAAGCACTGCCCGGTGAGAGGGTGTCCTTTGAAGCAAAGTTAGTACTTTTTGTATAGTCTGTCATTTTGTGTGCATCTTTCCTATTACGCTATTTTACCATTTTTTGCGTGAATTTCAAGTTTCTGGATACTTAATAAGTAGCCTTTTACTTCAGTCTCATACCCTGTCTGAATAACTTTACCGCTGCCTGTAGGATAGACAGTGATGGTTTGTAAGGCTATGCCATCAGTGTAGTAAGCTATGTTATATTCACCAACACCATAGTAACTCACAGCTTGATCTGTAATAGTCACGTTCTGAGACTGAAAAGCACCTGTGAAATCATAGGCCCATTTAACAGTAACTACTTGGTCAGTACCGCCGATGACAACTACTTTGAGTTTCTTCAAGATAGAAGTTACGTTAGGAGTCCCTAAGTCAGTATGCTGAGTGTAGTACTGCATCCGATACGTCACATCATCATTGTCGAAGTAACCTGTATACTTACAGATGAAGCCGGGACGACCTAATAACAAACTACCGTCTGAACGCTGACAGAAGCTCTCAGGCTCCATAGTGTCCCATGTCGTAACTCGTAAGCTACCATCAGGAAGAGCTGCCTTAGCATCGAAGCAATATACTTGCTTAGTCAGAGGCAGAGACAGTAAGTAGAAACCCTCACGAGGAGAGTACACTGACTTAATATCAGCGGCTACTTCACCTGAGACAGCTGTAATGAGGTCGTTACGTACATTTTTAGACAAGTCGTTCAAAGGAGCTGACTTCTCTTGGATAGTACGAGAGATAGAGCGTAAGCCTGTTTCAGACAAGAAGATAACATCTGTGCCTGTGTTAGCCACTGAGTCACGAGCGATACAGCCAATACCTGTCACGACATCAGCAAGAGTCATTGTCGCTGGTGTATTAGCACCTTGATAAATCAGGATGTTACGCTTACCGAAGATGTACAGGAAGTTGTTATGAGCAGCTAAGGCAACAATGGTGTCTCCACCCTTAGGCCACACAGTAGTCGTATCCAATGTACCCGCTGTGCCTGATCCCCACTTATGAGGGTTCTTAGTGTCAGACCATTGAACAGTTACTTTGTCTGTCGTGGTATCAGCATTCCACATACGTCCATAGGCGCTGATAATAATATTAGCCAGTTGGACTGTACCGTTATAACCTGATTCTTGGTCTACACGATAGTAAGTAGTCGTAGAAGTTCCGGGATCAAATCCGATAGGGACATGGCCTCGTTGGAAGAAGTACAAGTCACCATCGAGATAAGCTGTAGACCAGTTACTGTCTGTGATTGTCGGAGCTGTACCTACGCCATTAAAGGTAACTTCAGAGAGAGTAGTACCTACTAACTTAAAGATCTTGTTGTTACCTGCACACAAGGTATATGAAGTACCGTCTTTATCAATCAGTTCGGTGATAACTTTAACATCAGCAGTACCTAAAGCAGCTAAGGTGCTATGCTGCTTAGTGTAGCCTTTACGAGCACCGATACGTCCATACTGATCGATAACACAGTTGTTAGCTACTAAGGCCCATCCCTTATCTAAATCTAAACTGCTATCCTGCGTGTTCAGGCCGAAGAAGCCCGGAGCAGTGATCGAGAAGGCTTGAATCTGTTGTGCCATTACGCTGGAATCCAAGCATCATTTTCAGGGGAACGAGCCAGCTCAATAGCGATCACATCAGCCAAAGCTTTCTTAGCTAATCCGTAGCACTCAGATACAGACAATCCACCATCTTCACCACGATCCACCAAAGCCCTAGCGAGAGCACCTAAGACGATAGGTTCTTTAGGCAGCTTAGTTGTGTCTGAGTCAGCAGTCATGTCAGATTCTGGAACGACCAAGCTAAAACGAATGCTATTAGTACCTACTGGAATAGGCCAGAGCATGACTTGAGTGTCACCGTTGCTATCTACACCGTTGAAGGCATATTCACTAGGATCAGCATTCTGAGGAGATGCGGAACTGTACACCCTACGTTCAATTTTATCGACAGTAGTAGGTGTTAATGAACCGTAGTCAGTAATGTCTAGTACGTTAGTGACACGGAAACGAGTACCAGCGCCTGTCAAGGTATAACCAGTATATTGACTAGCTGTGGTAGTGATTGTCACAGAAGTGTTGAAGGCATCCCAATCGTAAGCATCAGCGCACTCACGTTTAGCATCGTTAACAAACTTACCTACGAGAGTACTCAAAGTAGTGTCTGTTACAGCATTCACCTGTGGCTCACGAAGACGTACTAGAACGTCATTCACGAGAGAGAGGAAAGTCGGTAATGCCATGATTACTTATTCTTCTTGTTAGCTTTGTTCTTCATGGTGCGCTGACCACGCATGGGCATCTTAGCTTCAGACATGGCAATGGCGATAGCCTGTTTACGGTCTTTAACGACAGGGCCACCTTTACCGCTATGGAGAGTACCTTCTTTGTACTCACCCATAACCTTACCGATTTTCTTAGTTTGTTTCTTTGTTGAAGTAGCCATGTCTTGATTCCTTACTTAAATACTCTATCCATGAAGAATGTGATACCACCGCCAACTAAAGATGCAATAGTCATCCCCATCCAGAAACCACCTTTAGACTTGTTGGCTAACTCTAAAAGGCTTCTTACGTCTTTACGTAAGTCGGATACTTCGCCTTGGAGGGCTTCAACCTGTGCTTCTAGCTTACCAAACTCACGAGCTGAAACCTCATCCATTACTCCACCTCTGGTGTGTCAGCAGTAACTTTCTTAGGACGGCCTACAGTCTTCTTAGGCTCTTCTGTATCGACAGGGGCCTCATCAACCACGAGTTCGTAGTCAGGATGGTTCTTCATCGAGTCAATATCGACTTGGTGTTCAAAAGTAACGGTGTTACCGCTGAGTAGGCATTTAAAGGTTGCAGACATATAAAGGTTATCCTCTGTTAGTAGATACACCAAAGGAGATCCCTTGTGAGGATCCCCTTCAGTTTAGCTACTATTAGACTGGTACTGCCAATGCAACAGAAGCGTAGTCACGCAACTCAGCAACGCCGTACAGAGTGTCAGCAGTAAACAGAGTACCGAGGTATTCTTGTTTGTACTGAGTCTGTGCGCGGATACCAACTTGCTCCACCAAGACCATAGAGTCACGGTGTGCCATCAAACAGATACGTGCTGGTTGAGCTGTACCTGAACCATCGTTAGCGTCTGTAGGTGTGTCAGCGTTGGTAGACACATACACTTTAACGCCATACACATCACCAATTTCACCGTTACGGATGGTGTTGTTACCGCCTTGTTCACCCACGAAAGCTTGCTCAGTGAAACGAGCCAAACCCATCAGAGTGTTACGAGTCGATGGAGGAACGATGAAGAAACGGTTGTCCATAGGCACATCAGAGTCATCCAAACGCTGGATAGAACGACGAATTGCAGCGTCAGTCAAAGCAGCTTGGTTGTCAGTGGTGTAGTCATAAGCGGTAGTACCGTTAGAACCGATGAAAGCACCAGCGTAACGAGCACCAGCGCCGCCTTGAGCCAAACGACCCAAACGGATGATGTCGGTATCAACTTGCTTGCCCAGAGCGTAACCAGCATCATCAGTGTAGAACTGACGCAGGCTAGACAAAGCTTGAGCTTCTGTGATGTCTTCGATCAAGCGGCTGTATTCGTAGTGCTTGTTGATCAAGACTTGCACTTCAGATTCAGTTGCGGCGATCAGGTTAACTTGAGTAGATGCAGCCTTGATAGAAGCATCGCCACGAGTAGGGCTAGGAATGTGAACGGTGTCACCTTTCTTGCCTTTGAAGCTCATCTTCTTAACGAGGTTGGCAGCGACCAAGCTCTTCTTATAAGCAGCTACAATTTCATCACTCCAAATTTCAGGAATGAACGTGTTAGCTGTGGTATTGGTTACGTGTGCGGTTCCGAGTCCCATTTTAAATACTCCTAGATATAAATATACAAATTAATAAAAATTAAATTACCGAACTCGTCCATCAGCGTAGGCTTGCATGATTTCAGGCTCTAACGCTTCGTAACGATCCGGATCACTCATTCGCAGCCGAATAAGGTCGGCCCGACGATAAACTCTCTTCGATGATTCACCAGTACCTCCGGTATCGACAGTAGCAGCTTTTAAGTTCTGCTTTAAGGTCTCTTTACCTTTGGTCGCTACCTGCTGCGTCTTAACTTGTTTAAGTTGCTTAAAGGTAGACAACAATTCATTTGCGCTGTCGTAATCAAACTCAGCATCGGCTTTAGCGTACAACTGAGTGCGAACGGGAGATTGTTTTACCCACTCCGCAAACTCAGGATCTTGAACAATAGCACCGAAGTCAGGATGTTCTTGACTTAGCTTCTGTTGAATCTGCATCTTCTTAAATTCTTGAGCACTTTGTCGTGCAGCGAGAACATCTGGATGCTTGTCAATAGAATTACGAATTGCCTTCTGAGGATCTTCAAAGAAGTCAATTTCAGGCTCTACTTCAGTAGGTGCAGCAGTTTTACTCGATAGACTTTGTTTCAACAATTCATCAGCAAGTTTACGAACCTCGCCAACTTCTTGTGCTTGTTTACCAATGAGCTTCTCAGCCTCTTGGTGCATCTTGATGATCTCTTGTGCGGACTTCCCTTTATATTTCTCAGGGATTGTGTCTTCAACTACGTGATCTTCTTCAATCTTGGGCGGTGAGGTGAGTTGTTCAACTACGTCGAGTTCACCTACAGTACTATCTTCGTTATCATCTACTAACATATACTAATTCCTTTTCCTGCCACACGTATAAAGTGTATGGTTCTAGGAGTCTATTTAAAATATGAACCCGGTATCTCTACTTATGAGTTCTGCTTTCTTTCTTGGGCGAGCTTTTCAGATCGCTTGCGTTCCCATGAGTCATAAGCTGTCGGAAAAGAGCCTGTCCAGCCTTCTAACTTCATGGTAGGTGCGCTAATTACTCTCTTAGAATCAGAACCACATTCCCTACAGGGAGTTGCGTGGCACTCTGCATCTACAAAAGCATCAGTGCGATGACCGTTCTCACATAAGAATTCAAAGATACGACGAGGCATTGTTACACCTCACCAGTCTCTTGTAAATCCTTATAAGTACGGCTGTAGGCTTCCTTCAAGCCATATAACCAGTTCAAAATATCCATCTGTCCACGACGAAAGTCTAAGTTGTGTGTTTCCGTGACAGAAGATAGTTTGTCGTAGCTATTCTTTACTGTGAGGATGTCTTCCATGAGATCTTTCCACCCTTGAGTGGACATCATGTCGAAGGCATCATCGTAGAATTTCGATAAATCTTGTACAGTTAGTTCTTTATCCATATAAGGAGAACCTCTTAGTTAATAAGTACGTAATGTATACTAAAAAGTACTCTTTGTCAATACCTTTTAGTAAATATTTTTAATTATTATGCGTCTTGAGCGCCTTCAAACTCAGGCTTTTGCTTAATGATTGCATACAAGGCAGCACGATCAGCACCAGCAACGTACTCGTCACCAGCGATCTGTACCTTACCTGCGCTCAGGGGTTGCTTACCTGCGTCACGGGCTTCCTTAGAAGCGTAGCCGTAGAAGGTCACTTCAGTGCCTTGGCCTTTGAAGTCTTCTTGTACTGCTCCGATGTTCCAATATGTCGCGGGAATACCGAAGTCTGTGTCTACTGATTTAATAAGTGCCATATGATTTTCCTTTTAAAAAGTTAAGCGATAACAGCGAGTCTACGGGTTGTTCCACCGCTGTCTTTAATTTCAATGTAGCCTGTGATAGCTGCGTCAGCGGAGGCTGTACGAGTACCGAAACGAACCATACCTGTTCCCTTTGGTGTCAGGGTTAGGTCGATGTTTGTGTCTGAGCCAGCAACTCCAAATACAGGAGCAGAGCCAGCAGCAGAGCCAGTAACTGTTCCGTAATTTACAGCAGAAGATGTTGTATGTAACACCCTAAAGTTAATATTTGAGCCGCTTGCATTAGATGCAAAACGAATCTCACCAGAGCCTTTAGATACAAAACCAAGGTTGACGTTTGTGTCACTTCCTTGCCCTGAAATAATTGGAGTGCCTGTTGTTGCGTTACCAGTAACCTGTACGTAGTTCACAGCAGAGGCTGTGTGGGCTACACGAAATTGTTCTAAACTACCTGCTGTTCTAAAACGGAAAGACCCTGACGCTCTGGAGTTAAAAACAAGGTCAATATTTCCAGATGCTGCGTTTGCTGAAACGTGAACAGCAGTGCTAGAAACTGATTGAACATCTGCCCACACTCCTGTTACAGAAGGAACCAATACACGCAAAGATTCACTACCAGCAGCACCACCCAAAGATGTCTGACCAGTAGCAGTCAACGTAGTAAACGCACCAGCAGCAGGGGTTGTAGCGCCTACTGTCGTGTTGTCAATCGTGCCGCCTTCAATGTCTACAGAGGTATCATCCTGTTGAGCCATCGTACCGAGCGTACCATCGATACCTGTTAGAGTATTGATTTGATCTTGGAGGCTAGTCAAGCTATCGAGGACAGACTGAGATGTACCACCACCGTTACCGATGATCTTGATCTTCTCAGCGACATCCATAGGCACTACTTCGCCTACGTTTAACTCCGTACCGTCAGTCAGTTTAATGATTAATGAGCCATCGAAATCAATGTAAGCATCTTGTACGCCTACACCGTCTACACCATCAGCTCCATTGTCACCTTTAGGCCCAGTGATGGAGATACCATCCTTGCCATCTTTACCGTCTACACCGTTCTTACCATCTTTACCGTCTTTTCCGTCCTTACCTGAGGTAATGTCACGTACTTTAACGTCTACGATACCGTTAAGCTCATCGAAACGAGCCTCTAAGCCCTCTTTGATCTTCTTAATAGCTTCAACAACCAAGTTAGCCTGTGTTTTAGCTTCTAAGACACGTTGTTCAGCCTTCAAAGCTGGAATATTAGCTTGGATGTCCTTAACTAGAGCGAGTTTCTCCTCCTCGCCCATGTTAGCGATACCTAATTTGGCTTCCAAGTCTTCTAATTTCATTTATTTAGACCTTCAGTCAGGCTTTTAAGGAATTCGTTGTCAGCTTTGTTCTGCTCTTGCTTACTCTGGCTCATCTGAAGCTCAACGATCTTAGATTTATTCTTGATGTCAGCTTCTTTGAGCATTAAGTCAGCAATTTTAACACGCCTATCGAACTCTTGTGCAGCTAATTGATCATTATTTGGTAAATTTTGAGTAGTTGAGGAGATAATCTTAGCTTCAACTTCCTTAGGCTTCAACTGAGCGTCAACCATAGTGCTCATAGCCTCAGCTTTATTGCGTTCAGCTTGTGTAGTATTCACTGCAATCTGAGCCTGAGCAGCTTGGATAGCTAGTTGCTGCTGCATTTGCTCCATTTGCTGTGCTTCAGGATTAGGTTGAGCCATCTGATCGAGAGCTTCAATCATCTCAGCGCGGTTAGATAGAGAAGAGTTAGCAATCACACCCTTCAAGATCAAGGGCAACACAGGAGTATTCGGGCCTAAGGTCTGCAAGAGAGCGATGAACTGAGATTGTTCGTACTCACGAGCCATAATACCTAGGGTAGCCGTAGGTACGAAGTTCAAGTCAGCTGACGGATAACGCTCAGGATCGAACTGCATGAAGCGGAAAGCTGCCTTCTTGATGAAAGGAGACAGGAAATCCTCTTGGAAGTTCGTTAAGGTACGCTTATTCTTCTTGATCAACGAAGCCACAGCCATCGAGATACCACCTTGGGAGGCATCACGAGAGACTTGGGAGATCATGCCATTGGTGTCCATCGTACCAGTAGCTTGCAGGAGCATACGCTCGAAGTTCTGAGCTGCCGCTGGTGCGTTACCATCTGTGCTACCGAACTTGAACGGCATCATGATCTCAGATGGATTACCGTTAGTGAGCAGTGCTTTACCGGGCTTAACTTCAAACTTAGCACCACGAGGCAAGCGAGTAGCATCCATAGCGATCATGGGCGATGTAGTCAACGCCAATGAGTCTAGGTAGGCACGATACTGAGCATCGATGGCCTTCTGCATATTGTAAGCCTTCTCAACGACACCGCGACCCAACAGACGGTTAGGTACTGTATCGTCTTGGTACGTCATGATAGGACGATCCTTCATCATGTAAGGATTCTCTTCAGCCTTCAGAAGGAGATTACCGTTACCGATAACGATGATAGCCTCTACCAAGTCAGAGTAGTCATCAGCTGCTGAGTCTTCAGGGAACAAGTCAACAACTTCCTTACCGTCACCTTCTAGTTGCATCAAGTACTCACGAGGCACTAAGCCGTAGTACGTGAGCATCGTAGCTTTACCGTCTTGGTACTGACGAAGTTCCTGAGTAGCCTCTAGAGAGTCATCGTCCATGTAAGGAGTGATGTCTACCTTGCGATAGATACCTGACTCCATACCAGCTACGATCTTATGCAAGCTCACAGGCTTCTCAATAGCTACACCCATACAGTCATCCACCGATGTACCGTTAGGGTCAAACAAGAAGTTCTTAGGGTTGATAGGGTTCAAGGAGACGGAGATACGATCCTTCTCAAAGACTCCAATGGCTGCTTGACCCATCACACCGGGGATAGCCTGAGTAGTTGGGATGTACTCTTTAACAGTCTTCACGACCAACTCACCGATACCTGTACCGTAGATCTTAGCCATCAAGCCAATCTGGTCGATACTCTTACGGATCTTGTCCTTGTTGAAGTCTTCCATCATCATGGCTTTCAACATGGATACATCGATAGGCTGACCGTTGATGTCCTTCACATCATCTTCAATGTCGAAGAACTCACCTTGACCGAACACAGCTTCCATGATCTCAGCATGGGATGTCTCAACAGCTTGCTGAGTAGCAGGGGAGATGATACGTGAACGCTCTGACTCACGAGTGGAATCACTAGCTTGCCATTGACCACGGAAGATACGCTCGTACTCTTCGTAGTTGGACATATAGTTGGCATCACGCCAATCGCGCCATCTTTCGATATGATCCATGACCCACGATACGAGTTCCTTATCGTTTTCGCTAGGTTCCTCGAATTGAAGTTCTTTTCCGTTTTCCATCTCAGATGACATAAAGGTTATTCTTTCTTAAATTTTCAGTAGCGGGGATCACCCGTAAATTACTAGGGACATGCAATCCGCTCACTGTCTTACCTTGTAGTGGAATAATATGGTCTACGTGCCATGCATAGCCGCTTTCTCGTGTACGCATAGCAGCTACTTGGTACAAGCACTCGATCTTTAACTTGTCAAACTCAGTCAACCATGCAGGAATACGTTTCAATTTAGAGGCGTGGCGCTTACGTTCTAAACTTGTTCTTTTTGCTTTGTTTCGTTTTGCGTAAGCCTTAGCGTACTCTTTGTTGTATTCTTTATTTTCTTCACGCCATTGCTGCGTAATCTTATTCTTCTTTTCAATACGCTCAGGACTTGCTTTCTTGTAGGAAACAGCACAAGTGTGAACTCTACAAGCCTTACACTGGTACTGCAATCCATCTTTATTTGACTTGTGTTTACCAAAATCAAACAAAGGCTTGGATGTCTTACATTTACTACAGGTTTTCATAAGTGAAAGAATGTACCACAAACGAATACTTTTGTCAACAATTATTTCACCACTTAATTTGGTCACTCCACCAAGCCGCTGACATCTTACCCTTGGCGATATTCTTAGCATGACGGTCTTTAAAAGCTTTATTACGGGCCGAGCCATCAGGACTGCCTTTAACGCCTTGTTGACCAAAACGGATAAGCTTAATCTCGTCACCTTCTTTGGCAACTACGACATGGCTCTTAGTTGGATGGTCAGGAGTGGCTTTAGGCTTGTTGTAACCTTCTACGCCAGCTCTCTCTAAACGAGCATCTTTTGGTTTCTTAGTAACCATTCTTTTTAGCTTTCTTCGTAGGTTTCTTAGCAGTCTTAGCTGATTCCTTGAAGTCCATAGCTGTAGGAGCGCCTTTGCTGCCTACCTTACGCATGGTCTCACCTGAGCCAGCTTTGATGCGCTTACGTTTAGCGTTGATGTTAGCGTAGAGACCGGGTTTATTCATAGTTTAGTATCCTGATATTACATCTAAAACTTCGTGATCGTCTTCTTCGTAGTCTTGCTGGTAGTTAGTCATAGCCAGTTGATCAACGTAAGACAAGGAGTCAATCAAGTCATCGTGAACCCCTGTGGCGGGAAACATAATGAACTGATCCTCAAATTGCTTCCAATCCTCATCGACGTTCAAGGAGATACGTCCATGCTCGAAACGACCTTGTAAGGCCCATACGACCCTATCAGTCTTCTTCTTGTTACCGTGAGTGAGATCGTGGATGTGCGTATACACATTGTTCTTCCTCATCAAGTCTTGAAGGTAGTGCATCACAGCATTCTTCAAGGCTCCTCGTTCGATACCCACAGCGACAGGTTGATACTCTTTAACAGCTAGGAGGATCTTCGATGCAGTCTCCCTGATGTCCCAACGTCCGTGGATGATCTTCTTGACCCACCAGTCACCGTTGTCTAGTATCTTGCAGACAGTGATCGCTGATTCATCCAAGCGTTTCTTAGAGGCTCCCGCGTTCTTAGCGACATCTTCAAAACCCGCCAAGTCGATAGCGATAACGTAGTCACCGTACTGAGGTTCTTCCTTGTACTTTAACCACTCCTCCTTGAACAGATCTGAACCAGCTGTATCGAAGCTAGACAGGTATTCCTGCTTAAAGGCAAAGGAGCTTAGAGTCCTCTCAGCAGCTTCAATCTCCTTAGGATCGATAGTCTCATTATCCTTGGTGGTGAAGTGCCATGATTGCCACTCCTCGTCCTTACCCTCTTGTCCTAGGTTGAAGACATCGTAGAACCAGTTACGTCCACTAGGGGTACTGATGAACAAGGCTCTACCCTTCTTGTCAGACAGGGAAGCTCGAATGATCTTCTGCCACGTGTCTTCTTTGATAAAGGCACATTCGTCTAAGACTACGTAAGTAAGAGATACACCCCGTAGAGAATCAGGATTATCAGCACCACGTACTAAGATTTTTCTACCGTTGATCAATGTGATCTCTAGGTTATTAACGTGAGATGACTTGATGACTGGTCTACCTAGGTCAAGTAACAAGTCCCACATAATGGTTCTAGCTTGTCCTAGGGTAGGTGCTATGTACATCACAGCGGAGCCTTCAGGACAGTTCAGAGCCTCTATGAGCAGGGTTACAGCTGAGAGCCTAGACTTACCACATCGTCGTCCTGCTGCTACGACCTTGAAGCGATGCTTATCAGCGAAGACGGCCTGCTGCCAACGTAGAAGCTTAAAGTTAAGTTCAGCCATTATTCGACATCCTTGACTTCTACGTCTTCAATCTCGTAATTAACTTCTTCAGCTTCAACCACAGGCGAAGACATACCAGACACATTAATGACAATGCTAGGAGTACCACCGCCTTGTTTAACTTGTTCAAAAGACGATACAGGGACAATCCTGTCTACAATTAGTTTCCATGCTGCACTCTGGGCCTTGTGTTCAGGATCTAAGGCTGCATCGAAGATAGCTTCTAGTACCCTAGCACTTTTGGGTGAGTTAAGCATTCTAGCTTTGTACTCATCCATGATAGCTTTGTCCCCTGCTGGACGACCTCGTAACTCTCTGTTACCCTTCTTCTTGGCGACTATCTCGCCTTTCTTGGGCCTTCCTGCCTTACGTTTAGTGACTACTTCTTCTGTCATACCGTAGTCTCCCACATATCAGGCCAACTGCGATTGCTTTTACTAATGTTCTCAGAAGCAGGGATTACACGTAAATTCGCTTCTACATGAAGACCACAGACTGTTTTACCTTTTAAAGGAACGATATGGTCAACATGGTACGCCTCGTTCATGACATCAGTACACCACTGGGCTAAAGCGTATTCTGTTTTGATTCTTTCTTTATCGGCCCACTTGGGTGTTGAAGACAGTTTAAGAGCTTTTCTTTTTGCTGTCTTAGCAACATCGTATTCTTTATGCTCACTACGCCACTTCTTAGTACTTTGACGCGCTTCTTCTAAATGACTATCACGCCATGCTTTTACAAGCTTATTGTTACATTGTTTACAAATAGACTGTAAACCATCCTTGGTTTTCTTATGTTTACCAAAAGACAATAAACCTAGGTCTTCATTACAAGACGTACATTTCTTAGTTTCCATGTTTACCCTTTCAGTAAGGACATAGACAGTAAATTGACAAAGACACTATAAAGTTACTTTAATGAACTTTAATGAAACTTAATTAAAGAGTATTAAAGTAAGTTTATAATTATAGAGTAGTAGTATTATAAATACCACACTATTGCTAATACACCTTGGTGAACACCTTAGTCACCTCGATTGAAACTTTAAAGTCATCCAGTATAACTTCATAGAGAATTATACAGTCCTTTTTAGGAATGTCAAGTCTTTTTTGTATTTATTTGTATCTTTTTTGTCTACTATCTTCATAGACCTCTTGTGGACACTTTATAGACCTCAAGAGGCTCTATGGCAGTCCTCCTGTGCACACTTTCTAGTCTGCATTAATGTTGTATTAACACAACAGATCTCTAGAGTCTCTATGTCCTTGATCTTTAATGTCTTTTTAGTTACTTTGTTGTCTTTTCTTCCATGCTCTTTTTTGTGTATTTCAGAGGGTACAGCAAAAGTAATCATCCAAGCATCCCCCTCCCCCCCTATCAAGTTAGTTAGTAGTTACTTACATGATCACTAATGACCAGTGAGTCAGTAAAGTTATCCACAGCTTGTACACATGAGGGGCAATGAAGCACCTAAAATAAACACCTAAGACCTAAGGGTAAACACCTATCTCCGAAGTTATCCACAAAAGGCTGTCTATAACCTGTGCATAAGTACTGAGTTATCCACAGAGTAACCAAAGTGGTGCATGAAAGTGCATCATTCTAGTGCATGAGTGTCCTTTCTGCATCACAATGGTGCATCATAAATGAATACTAATAGTTACAGTTTACATGGTCTGTACACCAGAGGTCTACAATGCCAACATAAATGTAACCTAAGAGTACTAATAAATCAGAGCTGGCACGGGGCTTGCAATATACAAAGCATGGCACAGTCGCCATGTCATCATCTAAGGATCAGATCATGAACCAGACCACTCAGAACCTCTTACAAGAGATCGCACAGACAGGCCACGCTGTCGTCATCATCAGCAAGGCACGTGAGGCACAGGCGGCTCACGCGCTCATCAAAGCTGGCATCTGCCACCAGTCCAGCACCCACGATGGCTACGTCATCATCAAGTTCGGTCGTCAGCCAGTCACCATCTAAAACCGAATGTAGGTATTACTGTACAGAACCACAGTAGTACCTACATACCAAACACAAGGATCACTCACCATGTCGTCAGCATCTTTTCTCTACCATGACCACCACACCATCACCTTGCATGGTGACAACACAGTCACCTGTGACACCTGTTCACTCCCTTTGACTGTCGCCAATGCGGTGCATTTCATGGTGTCTAATAACGTCTATAAATTGATCATTGATGGCGCACCATTGAAGAGAGTCAACTAACATGAAAACAATCATCCATGTGAACCAGCATGCAGTCAGGCGTAACATCAAGGCCATTGGAGACCCTGAACCAGTGCTGACAGTCAAGACATACAAGACCAACACCTACGCTCACGAGGTCTCTATTGATGGGGCATCAAGGGTCGTCTACAGTCCACACAAGCCACTCTCATGTGGTGCGCGTGTGTGGATTGAAACTGAGTCACCAGTCACAATCATTAAGTAATAAGGGAAAACACTATGTCAACATTCACCGATCGTATTCTATACTGCCTGTACGCCATCGCCATCTTGGTCGTGTGGCTCACCCTGTAATCAACCCTCTCAACTTCTTAAGGATCAAGACACCATGACACAAACAGTAAAATCTCAAGACTTCACTTCAATGAAGGGTCATGTCGCTGATGGGTGCATTGTTATCGCACCTAGTGGCAAACAGTTCACCATCAAAAACACAATGAAAGGTTGGCAGGTCTTAGGCTCTGATGGTCTGCCTGTCACAGGTAATCTGTCGTCAGCGTTTGACGTAGAATATTTCGTTGTTAATGGGCTCTGGTCTCATTAATCAACCATCAATTAACTTTCTAAGGATCAGAACATCATGCAAGCTATACACACCAAATATATCCCTGCGACTGACACCAAAGCCGCTAAGATCAAAGCCTACAATGAAAGCCATCCAAGGGGCGTGACTGTCTCCATTGATTACGATTTGAACGATGTAGGTCGTCACTTCAAAGCCGCTCAGGAATTCGTAAAAATTAAGCTTTCCGTTGATCAATTAGCGCCTACCATGGCCTATGGTGGCTCTGCCGATGGTAGGGGCTACGTCTTTTGTTTTGTGGATTCACTCATAACTTTGGAGGTCTGAACCATGTCATATTATCAATACGAAATCAATCGCCTTGGTGATGCACCAAAGTCCGCAGACCTGAAACTACAGAATGAACACGGGGAAACTCGTTGGATGAATGTATCGCCTGAGCAGATCGAGGCTATCTTGGCAATCTTGAAACAATCGGAGGATTGAATCATGTCAGTCTACACTATACGTCACGGCTCTATTGCGGCAGTTCAATGGGTAACTTTGCCCGATGGCTTAGAAGTCTCTGTGACTGATGCTAAGGACGGCTCAGAACTGCGACTGCCTCGATTGCCTTTAGAGGTTCAAGCGGCAGTTAATCGACAATTTGGCACTATCTTCTCCCTGCCTTATGGTATGCGTGAGCAGTTTATTAAGGACTCTGTTCCGTTCACAGTAGAAGTACCTGACGAAGTGACACAGGAGGCCGACCAATGCTAAACAATAATGATTTTATCGCTCTTGAACGCCGATTATGGCGCGAAGGGAACCCATTATGTGACGAATTAGTGTCAACACGGGATGAACTGCTACATCTCTTGTCAGTATCTAAGAAGATACTACAAAAGTACTCACCAGTAATCAATGAATTGTCAACAGTAGATGATCTCGAATTCTTTAGAGAATGGGATAACTTCGGGGACACTTTGGACAATTTAACCTACCATATGGGAGAATGACACTATGACAGAATTAGAATTTGAGACTAAATTTGACAATGGCGACTTAGATTGTGCCTATTGTGATTTTATTTGTGATCGCTATGATGCAATCAATAAAGAGCATATGCTGCGACTATGGGAGGATGATGGGGTATTTGCTGACTTTAAAGATTCAATGGTAACTACTGTGGTAGAAAAACAACAGTATTCTCTTGGGCCTAACCCATTAGATAAATTCCCATCTATGTGGGGGACACCTAAATGACATTTATGATCATAGTTTTCTATACAATCGATTTAATTGTGGAGCATGACCTATGGTAAACCCTAAGCCTGACCCTTATTGGCCTTTCCCGTCTGAAGTGCCACCTAAGCCTTGGGCACCTGAGGAAGTTAAACAATACGAGAAGTTACAAAGGCAGCAAGTACCAGATGCGCCAATGGTGCTAGGGCTTGTTTAATCGATCAGGAAGACACTTAAAACCATCAACTAAGGGCTAGATAGCCAAAGGGGTAAATAATGCATTGTAGCTGTTGTGATAGATTACTGACTGCGTTTGAATCTACTCGTCGTAATGCTAATACTTTTCAGTTCATTGACCTTTGTAAGGTCTGTTTTGAGGATGTGAAGCCTTTTGTGCCTACCATCGACAGGGCTGACTTGATAACTGAGGCTGATCTCGATGAGGAACCAGATGAGAATGACAATCTGAACACAGGGGATTCCCTAGAAGACATTGAGACACTATATAGCTATGTAGTAGACTCTAGAGACTTAGATGATTAAGAGATCATTAAAGTCATTAAAGCTACATTATTGTAGTATTCTTATTGTTATTACTATATAAAGTAATACATTAAAGTCATTAAAGACAAAGGGGGAATCATGGAAGAAATTGTAACTCAACACGAAGATGATTATGTCTTGTTACAAAAAGAATCACATTACGTATACACGATTAATGCTTTTGTGGAATTGATTGTTGAATACGGGTGGGATAAAGTAACGTCTGATCTAAGGACAGCCATGGGTAACAAAACATGGTAAACGGAGTGTCCGTATGGTGATGGCATTGATTGTCTTTGTCTTAACTTTAATCAAAGTGTCACTTAAGTGACAACAACATCGAAAGGGTATTTTTATATGTCTGGTACAGCAACATTAACTTATGACTTGTCTAAACCTGAGCAGATCATGGCTCACAAGTATGCTCTGAAGGGCTTAGAAGCCTGTCAGATGCTCGAAAGTCTCAAGGCAGCAACGGCTGGCTACCAAGCCTACAAAGGCCTCTCTGAGAGCGTTCTAGCGGACATTATCGCTGACTTGTCTAAGTGGGAGGATGTTAAGTTATGAGCGTACTAAATTACATTCTCAATCTCTTGTTACCAACAAGACGGGAGCATAAACAATGATAAAGACAGTACTAGCACCCAATGCACCATGGCCTAAGTGGGTTGAACCACCTGCTAAAGCAACTAAACGTACAAAACGAGCGAAGCCTAGCGAAGTAGACGCTAAGTTTGAACAATGGTTACAGGAGAACACACATGGTATCACTAGACGGCGGTAAAGGCTCTGCAAGGCGTAAGGAAGACGCACAAGCAGTTCGAGATAACTGGGACAGAATCTTTGGTAAGAAGAAAGAAACACCTATGATTGATGAAGACGATGACATTGACAATGACGAACGTGATCACGACGAGGAAGACGATAGTGAGTGGTGCTGTGATCGGTGTGGTGGCCCGATGTACAGACAACCTCATTGGGGTTATGCACGATGTGACGATTGCGGTGCGAGACAGGAGCTAATCAATGACGACTACACTTAAGGTAGCCTCTAAGTTCATCAAGCACGTAGAATGTTCCCATTGTGGTAGCAGTGACGCTAATGGGCTATACGATGATGGACACCAATACTGCTTCGCCTGTAACAACTATGCAACAGGGGACGGAGATAGCATTACTAGTGTCAGCAGCAGACCACAAACAACGAAAGTATTTACAATGAAGACACAAGGGGAAGTGAAGGCCATAGTGGACAGGGGTATCTCAAAGGATACATGTGAGTTCTTCGGTGTCACACAGGAGACAGGGAAGCACTACTACCCTTATTTCGATGAAACAGGCGCTAAAGTAGCTGAAAAGATCCGATCTGTAGAGAACAAGACATTCTCCATTGCAGGGAATTTCAACAAAGCTACTCTCTTTGGACAGTCTTTGTTTCAGAAAGAGGGTAAGTATATCACCATTGTCGAGGGTGAACTAGACGCACTTGCAAGCTACCAAATGACCGGATCAAAATGGCCTACTGTGAGCATCCGTAATGGAGCTTCAGCGGCTGTTAAAGACTGCAAGGCTCAGTATGAGTACCTAGATAGCTTCGAGACTATCGTGATCTGCTTCGATGCCGATGAGGTGGGACAGAAGGCAGCTAAGGATGTAGCTGAACTCTTCGGGAACAAGGTTAAAATATTCAAACACTTGAAAGGATTTAAAGATGCCTGCGATTATTTATCTAACGGACGAGGAAGCGAATACGTTAACCAATGGTGGCGCAGTGAGTCGTACGTACCAGATGGGATCATCCAAGCCTCAACACTTTGGGACAGCGTATCTGCACCTGAGCCAGTCGCTGAAGCCTTCTATCCGTTCAAAGGCCTTAACGAACTTCTATACGGTCTACGAAGCGCTGAACTCATTACAGTCACAGCTGGATCAGGCCTTGGAAAGAGTCAGTTCCTTAGAGAAATCTTGTATCAGATACTCCGAACAACAAGCTGGTCAATCGGCGGTATGTTTCTGGAGGAGTCAGTGCGAAAGACTGCCAGATCAATTATGTCACTGCAAGCAAACAAAAAGCTGCACCTACCCGATACAGAAGTCACAGAACGAGAATTGAAGGAGGCCTTCGATGCTACTCTTGGTACTAATCGTGTCTTTCTCTTTGACCATTTTGGCTCTCTTGCCATTGACAATGTTCTTAACCGCATCCGTTACATGGCACGTGCCTGTGATTGTCGTGTTGTTTTTCTTGACCATATCAGCCTCGTTGTCTCTGGTATGGATGGGAATGATGAGCGCAAGTCTATTGATGTCTTGATGACTCGACTGCGTACGTTGGTACAGGAGACAGGTATTACCTTGATCTGTGTATCTCACTTGAAACGACCTAGCACTGACAAAGGACATGAAGATGGTTCAGCGGTATCCTTATCTCAGCTACGTGGCTCTGGTGCTATCGCTCAGTTGTCTGACGCTGTTATCACTCTGGAGCGTAACTCCATGAGTCCTGATCCAAGTATTCGTAATCTCACTAAGGTTGCTGTTGCAAAGAACAGGTACAACGGTTTAAGTGGCCCTGCTTGTAATCTGATGTACGATATGCAGACAGGCAGGATGATTGAAGTAACAATGGAGGAGCTATGAGTAAAGAAACATTAAAGCTGGCGCTTGAGGCGTTGGATATGATGATTGTGCCTAGAAGTTTTCAGGCTCAAGTCCGTATCAAAGAAATCTATGAAACCATTGAAGCAGAACTAGCCTCAGAGCAAGAGCAGCCAACTGTAAGAACAGGAAATTGTTTGCTCACGGGTGTATGCGCGTCCGAAGGCCACAAGATTCAGTTAAAGCGAGAAACTATTAAATGGGTAGGCCTGTCTGTGGAAGACATCGACAAAGCGATTGAAAACAATCAACGTCTGGGTGGCTTTCGTAAGGTCGGATTTGCATATGACTTAGAACAAGTATTAAAGGAGAAGAACACATGATTGAGATGATTATCGTGGGGACTATCGGTATCGGTTACTCCGTTGTAGGTGTGCTACAGTGGCTCAAGGGAGACATGGGTGCTGGTATCATGTGGATCGGTTACTCATTCGCTCAAATCGGTCTGTTTATTAACTTGAAGTGATGGAACAAAATAGCTTGACTTATTGTGTTCAATGTGTTACATTCTAGTTTTAAGGAGCTATTATGAAACGCAAAGAAGATGTAGATCACAAGGTATGTTCAAAGTGCGGGATAGACAAACCAATTAAAGATTATTGGAAAAGGGGATCCCCACGAAAAGACGGTACATACGCTTATAGAGATTATTGCAAAGAATGTGGAATAGCTTCACGTTTGCATATCTATCACAATGAAGGAGGTAAACAAAAACAAAAAGAACGTTCTTTTAAGCATAACATGAAACGTTATGGCATAACTCCTGAAATTTACAAAGAACTTCACGAGAATCAGCAAGGAAAGTGTGCTATTTGCGAATCAGAAACTGTGTCAAGATCACGAGCAACTTACAATCTGTTTGTCGATCACTGCCATACAACTGGGAAAGTGAGGGGCTTATTGTGCCATCATTGTAATGCGGGTTTAGGTTATTTCAAAGACAACGAAAAAACGCTTCAGAAAGCTATTGAGTATCTAAATGAGAATCGCTCTTGATATAGAAACCACTATGGATCATGAAACTATTCATCTTTGCGTGACGCAGGATATAGATAGTAAAGAAGTCCGAGTGTGGAAAAAACCAGAAGGATTATGGGAGTATTTAAAAAACGCTTCAATAATCGTATCTCATAACGGTATAAATTTTGACTTTCCGATCTTAAACAAGCTCTGGAAGACCAAGATTGGACTGAAGCAAGCATACGACACACTCGTAGTGTCAAGGCTGATAGAGCCAACGAGGGACGGAGGTCACAGCCTAGACGCATGGGGAAAGACTCTCGGAACGGAGAAGATTGACTACAAGGCAACGTGGCAGTGGATGATGAACAGAAGGGAAGACTATGATGGGGAATGCTTTGATAAGCCTATTGATTCCTTGCTTGAGTTTTATTGCTCTCGTGATGTGTTTGTGTTATGCAATCTATACAAAAGACTTTCCGATGATTGTACAAATCTTGGGTTTTCTTCTGATAGCGTCGATCTTGAATTTAGAGTAGCCTCTATCATAAACAAGCAAGAGAAGAATGGATTCAAACTAGACACCATTCACGCTACGTGCTTACTAGCTGAACTCAAGGGGAAGATGAGTGCCATCAATGACAAAATGCAGGATCTCTATCCACCATATGAGGTTGAGCGCATCTCTGAAAAGACAGGGAAGGTTCTCAAGCCTGAAGTGGTGGTATTCAATCCAGCTAGTAGACAACAAATAGCTGAGAAGCTCATTGGCCTTGGGTGGAAACCTAAGAAGTTCACTGAGCCTACAGCTAACTACCCACAAGGTCAGGCTATTGTCGATGAAGCTGTGTTGATGTCTCTGAAGTATCCTATCGCTCAGTTGATCGCTGAGTACATGATGCTCGGTAAACGTATCGCTCAGATTGAATCGTGGTTAGAGGTCGTAGGAGCTGATGGTAGGGTACACGGTAGAGTCATCACCAACGGAGCTGTAACAGGCCGTATGACTCACATGAAGCCTAACATGGCTCAGATCCCTAACTCAGGTTCACCCTATGGCCCTGAATGTCGTCAGTGCTGGACGGTTGAGGAAGGTAACGTATTGGTTGGAGCTGACGCTAGTGGCTTAGAGCTTCGGATGTTAGCCCATTACATGAAGGATGAGAAGTATGTCAAGACAGTCACCGAGGGAAGCTCTAAGGACGGAACGGATGTCCACACGGTTAATCAGAAAGCAGCCGGACTACAAACACGTGACCAAGCGAAGACGTTCATCTATGCGTTCCTCTACGGTGCAGGGCCAGCGAAGATTGGCTCGATTGTCGGTGGTAGTGCTAGTGCTGGACAGAAGCTCATCGATGCCTTTCTTAAAGGGACTCCCTCGTTGCAGCGTCTACGTGATAAAGTATCCGTATATGCGTCCGAGGGCTATGTACCGGGGCTTGATGGTCGCAAGATTTGGGTTCGCAGTGAACATGCGGCACTCAATAGCTTACTTCAAGGCGCAGGTGCAATCGTTATGAAGAAAGCTCTCGTGATCTTAGATGAGAAGTTTAGACGTAACAAGATTGACGCTAAGTTCACAGCTAATGTTCACGATGAGTGGCAGATAGAGTGTTCACCAGACGTAGCTGACACAGTTGGCAAAGCTGCTGTACAATCAATCAGAGAAGCTGGATTAGCGTATAATCTACGATGTCCTCTAGATGGGGAATACAAGGTTGGTAAGAACTGGAAGGAAACCCATTGATGCAAGTCTTAGATCTTTTCAGCGGCGTGGGCGGTTTCAGTCTAGGCTTAGAACGAGCAGGAATGCAAACAAAAGCCTTTTGTGAAGTAGACAAGAAAGCTTGTTTGGTGCTTAAAAAGCATTGGCCTTCAGTACCTATTTTTGACGATGTAAAAACTCTTAAAGGAGATGATGTTGGAACAGTCGATGTTGTTTGCGGAGGATTCCCTTGTCAAGACTTGTCCACAGCAGGAACAGGTAAAGGCCTTGCAGGAGAACGCTCAGGATTGTGGTTTGAATTCTGTAGAATCATTAATGAAACAAAGCCAAAATATGCGATCATCGAAAATGTCTCAGTTCTTCGCTCTAGAGGATTGGAAACAGTTCTCAGGTCACTCAATGAGATCGGGTATGATGCACAATGGCATTGTATCTCAGCTGCCTCCATTGGCGCTCCGCATCAAAGGGATCGAGTCTGGATTATTGCCTACCCCAACATGTCATCTAGCAAAGGAGGGAGCCTATCCAGCAGAATTCACGAGGAACACGCCATCGTTGTCAGCAAGGATTGGTGGAAAAGCTCATCCTGTCTTCATCGAGTGGATGATGGGGTTCCCAAAAGGGTGGACAGACTTAAACAGCTAGGAAATGCAGTCGTTCCGCTTATCCCTGAACTCATTGGAAGAGCTATAATGAAAGTAGAGAATGATTGATAAAACAGACAAGATTAAAAGTCAGATCATGCTGAACATAAGTGATGAAACATTTATGATTCTCCACTCTGACGACATGGATATTCTCGACGTATACTTGGTGCTCTCAGCAGCCCTTGACTACATTGAGAATGAAGCAGAGGCTCTCTCCCGCAAAGAGGGTAGCTATCTACAGTAAAGTGCGATGTTGCACGTAATAGGCGAAAGCCCAATCCTAAAAGGAAAAGAAAGTATGTCAGATTTGAAACCAGTTAAAATTAGCGGTGAGTTGTTTTGGTCAAAGTGGATGGCTGAATTCAACAAAGCATTCAACACCGACAATGATCGCTACGAGTGCACCATCGGTAACATCTCCGATGACGATGCAGCGAAGCTCACTGGCTTAGGCATCAAAGTCAAGCACAAGGATGCAATGGGTAACTTCATCGTCGCTAAGAGCAAGTACTTGTTCAAGCCTACTGATGATAAGCTCCAAGAAGTTCCTATCGAAGCTCTCGGTAACGGTTCTAAGTGCGTAGCCATCGTAGGCTCGTACACACACCGTATGTCAGCTAAACACGGTAATGCTCCATCGCTGAAGACGATCATGGTCACTGAAGTTAAGACTTACGTGCCTGAGACAACCACAGGCGAAGATGACGACACCCTCTAAATAAGTGTTGACTTTTCCTACTCTATATGCTACAGTGTTGGTGTTATAGTTTAGGAGAAGTTAATGTTTACACGGTTAATTAAAGAACGAGACGAACAAGGGAAGATAAAGAGTTACGAGTTGTTATTTGACGGGAAACCTATACCAGAAGGTAAAAAGTATTGCCCTTCATGTACACAGCTTTTAGATCTATCTTCCTTTTCAGCTAAAGGTAATGCTTGTAAGGCTTGCGCTACGCAAAGAGCTAAGAATTGGAGAGTTGTTAAAGAAAACAATCCAGATTGGCGAAAAGAGCGTAACGCACAGATTGTAGAGAATAACCGGAAGTTGAAACGTAAGATGGTTGAGTTGAAGGGAGATTGTTGCAGCGCTTGTGGTAACCAATATCCAGACGTTGTATACGATTTCCATCATCTTGATCCATCAGAGAAAGACTTTAACATTGGTCAGTCACGAAACTGGCCTAAGATTGAAAAGGAGTTAGCAAAATGTGTAATGTTATGTGCAAACTGCCACCGTATCGAGCACTTTCATAATGGTTGAAAAACCAAAGCTGGCTATAATTGACGCAGATTTGATAACCTATCGTGTTGGGTTTGCCAGTGAAGACGTTGATGAGGCTATCTGTTTGGCTCGTGTGACTCAGTTAGTTCATGAGATTGTTTACCAAGATCTGAAGTGCGATGACTACAAAGCGTACATCACAGGTCGAGGGAACTTTCGCAATGAGATAGCAGTCACTGAGCCTTACAAAGGTAATCGTAAAGATGCTAAGAGGCCAGTGCATTACGAAGCTATCAGGAACCATCTCCAGCGCCTAGGGGCAGAACTGGTTGAAGGTCAAGAGGCAGACGATGCAGTGGCTATCGAGGCAACTAAGACGGGTGGATGGATTGTCTCCATTGACAAAGACCTAGATCAAGTCGCAGGTTGGCACTACAACTTCGTGAAGCATGAGGAATACTACGTTACTGAAGAGGAAGGTCTTCGTAACTTATTCACTCAGGTGCTCACAGGGGATCGTATTGACAACATCATTGGCTTGAAAGGCATTGGGCCTAAGAAGGCAGAGAAGCTTCTTAAAGATTGTAAAACTGCAAGGGAATACTATGACGCTTGTCTCAAAGCTTACGATGGTAATCAACTTCGTGTCGATGAAAACTTGATGTTGCTATGGCTACGAAGAACACCAAACCAAACGTGCCCTCATCTTTCTATCTTGTTGGGTGTCAATGGACAGTCAAGTACGTAGAGGACTTGAGCGAGTACGGTAAATGTGATTGTGCTACATTTATGATTTATCTTCGCTCAGGTATGAACAAGAACTTCACTGAACAAACATTCTGCCATGAACTCGTCCACGCTATCATGTTCGCTATGGGACATACTCAGCACGATGAGATCTTCGTAGATGCCTTCGGTGCTCTACTTCATCAATATGAACGGACAAAGCTGTAAGATGGTTACAAGGAAGACAACAAGTGACGTAAGAGCTAACGCTATCAGACATGGTTGGCGTAGTGGCTTAGAGGAGAAGGTCGCTAATGCTCTCACTGAAGCGGGAATCCATTTCACGTATGAGAAGACCAAAGTTAAGTACATCAAGCCAGCGAGTGAACACCAGTACACACCTGACTTCGTACTTGACAACGGTATCATCATCGAGACTAAAGGGTTATTCACTGCTTTAGATCGTCAGAAGCACATACTCGTGAAGAGGCAGCATCCTCACTTAGACATTCGTTTCGTATTCTCGAATAGCAAACAGCGTCTAAGTAAGGCATCTCGTACAACGTATGCTATGTGGTGCGTCAAGAACGGGTATATGTACGCTGATAAAGTAATCCCTGAAGATTGGCTTAAAGAACGTAGAAGGAGTGTTCACAATGGACGTAAAATTGGTTAAGGAACATGAAGACGGTAGCGCAACTTATACGTTCGACATGAGCGATGAGGAACGTCTAGCTCTTCTGCACCTAGGTATCATCACGGCCTTGGAGAGAGGCATTGAAGAAGGGAAGAAGTACAATGGCGAAGCTAGTAGTTCACTATAAGCCTCCTCCGTTCCATCCTGATTGGTTGGATGGATGCTACAAAGTCTACGTGACTGACCATCCTAGACTTGGATGTCGTTTAATTACAACATCTAAGGTCTTAAAAGATTACGACAATGGAATCTTTGAGACACAATGGGTGGTGTATCATCCAGTAGATGGAGACTTCAATGACACTTAATGAATACTTTCATGCAATCGTAAAGAACAAACCGAAGGAGTTAACTATGTTTGAGAATCTAAAGACACACTTCATGTCCTTTTGGACTAAACCTGTAGCCTTCGTAGCGGAGGAAGACCATCCTAAGCTCATGGATGATGACTACTGGGCTTTCGAGATGGTAACTCACGAGTGGATTGACGAAGAAGGCAATGTCCGACCTATCAAAGAATCCATCATTATCGAGCCTCATGATACTACTTGGATGGAAGTCCTAGATCGTATCCTAGACGAGATGAGCAAGCACTACGGATACAACATCAAAGAGCAAGTGTACTACGCCGTTGAGTTCCCTCTCAATGAAGTCGATGAGCGCACTGGTAAGCCTTTTGCTGGCTATGGACGATGTCTCAACGATCAAATGCTTCAGCAACTCTTGTTGGCCTTCCCTGAGGTTTACGAGACACTCCCATTCCACAAGCCAACTAAGGATTTCTTCGCATGAGGATCTTAGTCATTCCAGACACACAAGCTAAACCAGATGCCCCACAAGAGCATCTCACATGGGCAGGGAAAGCAATCTGTGAGTACCGTCCTGATGTCGTAGTTCACCTCGGTGATCACTGGGACTTCCCTAGTCTCTCAAGCCACGATAAAGCAGGTAGCAAGTACTTTGAAGGTAAACGCTACTTAGCTGACGTAGCCGCAGGGAATACTGGGATGCTGACCTTGTTGAATCCTCTTCATGCTCTCCAGAAGAATCAGAAGGAGAACAAACAGAAGGTCTACAAGCCTCGTATGGTGTTCTTGAAGGGTAACCATGAGCATCGCCTCACAAGGGCTGTGAACAACAATCCCATGCTCGAAGGACTACTGACCTATGATGACCTCAACTTGAAAGATTGGGAAGTACATGAGTTCTTACATCCTGTATTCATTAATGGTGTTGGCTTCAATCACTATTGGCCTGTTGGCGCTATGGGTAGACCTGCTGCTTCTCCCGCTGCTATTATCAGTAAGCTTCATATGTCTTGTGTGGCAGGACATCAACAGGGTAAGCAGATCGCTTATGGGAAACGTGCTGATGGCAAGCCTATATGCGCTATTGTCGCTGGTAGCTATTACCTTCATGATGAGGACTACATGGATCAACTAAGTAACCGTCACTGGCGAGGCTTACTGGTCATGAACGAAGTAGAGGACGGACACTTCGATGAGATGTTCTTATCCATTGAATATTTAGAACGAAAGTACTCACATAATGAAACCAACGCTCAAAGAGATTGAGGAGTATATGTCAGGATTGAACGGAACAACAGCTAAAGACCTAGTAATCAAGGGTGCTAATGCTAAACAAGTAAGTGGAAATCATTACAAGGAGAAAGAAATTCAGCCTTGGGACTACATTTATGCAAATAACATTGGCTATTTTGAGGGAAACTGTGTAAAATACGTGTCCCGCTGGAAAGACAAGGGCGGTATAGCCGACCTCCAAAAGGCAATCCATTACCTCGAAAAACTAATTGAACTAGAGAAAAGCAAACAATGACAACAATGACACCCTACCAGACCTACATAGCGAAAAGCAGATATTCACGCTACTTGGACGATAAAGGTCGCCGTGAACACTGGCACGAGACAACTAAACGCTACTTTGACTTCATGGAGAGTCACCTAAGTGACAAGCATAACTACACTTTGACACCTGAGTTGCGTAGCCGCTTAGAGAATGCAGTGATCAACTTGGACGTTATGCCCTCGATGCGCTCAATCATGACCTCAGGTGAGGCTCTGGAGCGTCAGAACGTAGCTGGCTATAACTGTTCATTCCTGCCCATCGATGACCCTAAAGCCTTCGATGAGGCTATGTACATCCTCCTGTGTGGTACAGGTGTAGGTTTCTCTGTGGAGCGTAAGTATGTCAACCGTTTACCTGAAATTCCTGAGAAGCTTTATGAGTCTAATACTGTGGTTCACGTTAAAGACTCCAAGGAAGGATGGGCTAAGGCGCTACGACAGGTCATGGCACTCCTATGGGCTGGAGAAGTCCCTAAGTGGGATGTCTCTGCTGTGCGTCCTGCTGGTACACGCCTCAAGACCTTCGGGGGTCGTGCGAGTGGCCCAGAGCCGTTGGTCGAACTCTTTAAGTACGTGGTCGCTAAGTTTAAAGCTGCCCAAGGCCGCAAGCTCTTCTCGATTGAAGCACATGATATTCTCTGTAAGATTGGAGAAGTTGTGGTTGTCGGTGGAGTTCGTCGATCAGCAATGATCTCTCTGTCTGACTTAGACGATGATCGTATGGCTCACGCTAAAGCTGGTAACTGGTGGGACGGAAATGGTCAACGTGCCTTAGCTAACAATTCAGCTGTGTACGATGTCAAGCCCGATGTGGGTCAATTCATGCGAGAGTGGAGCAATATCTATGAAAGTCATTCAGGAGAGCGTGGCATTTTTAACCGCTATGCGTCTGAGATTCAAGCGTCTAAGAATGGTCGTCGTGTACTCGGTAAAGAATGGGGTACTAACCCTTGTTCTGAAATCATTCTCCGGCCTTACCAATTTTGCAACCTCAGTTCAGTTATTGTGCGTTCGGGGGATACACTGGAGTCTCTTAAAGAAAAAGTCGCTATTGCGACAATCTTGGGAACCTTCCAATCGACCTTAACTAGCTTCCCGTACCTGCGTAAGGTGTGGCAGACTAACACTGAGGAAGAGCGTTTGTTGGGTGTCTCCATGACTGGTATCCTAGACAATACATTGCTAAACAATGCTTACGACAAGGATCTACCAGCACGTTTGGAGGAGCTGAAGAATGTTGCTGTGGATACTAATAAGTCTCTTGCTGCTGAACTTGGCATCAATGCTTCTGCTGCAATCACCTGCGTCAAACCCGAAGGTACGGTTAGCCAGCTTACTGGTACTGCTAGTGGCATTCATCCTCAACACAGTGCTTATTTCATTCGTCGTGTACGCTCTGATGCCAAAGATCCGCTTACTCAGTTCTTGAAGGATGCTGGATTTCCTTGGGAGCCTTGTGTGATGAAGCCTGAGTCAACAGCTATCTTCTCCTTCCCGATGAAGACACCTGAGGGTGCTCGTCTACGTGAGGACTTGTCAGCTATTGAACACTTGGACTTGTGGTTGACATTCCAGCGCCACTGGTGTGAACATAAGCCTTCAGTGACCATCTCAGTCAATGAGAATGAGTGGCCTAAGGTAGGAGCGTGGACATGGGAGAACTTTGATGAGATTACTGGAGTTTCGTATCTGCCGATGGATGGTGGAAGTTACAGGCAAGCACCTTATTCCTCTTGTACCAAAGAAGAGTATGAGGAAGCCCTTGCTTTGACACCTACGGCAATCGACTGGGAAGCCATGAAAGAAGCCACCGATAATGTCGAAGGAGCCCAAACCTTAGCTTGCGTGGCAGGAATCTGTGAGCTTTAACTTAGCTTGCCCTACTTGCGGTAAAGACAGGGAGTTCTCTAGAAAGTCAGCTTTAAATACAGCTGAAAAGAAAGGAACTTCTTGTTTTTCTTGTCGTTCAGTGGCTAACAACATTAAACGTACAGGAACTAAAACTAAAGAAAAGAATCCTGCTTGGAAAGGTTTTGGTGTAGTTCCCGGTAAAGTCTTCAGCAAACTTAAACGAGATGCTGAAAGGCGTAATCTACCTTTTGAAATAACTATTGAAGACCTTGCTCATCAATACAGTAAACAAAAGGAACGATGTGCTTTTACAGGCTTTGAAATCTTTTTCGGTATTGATGCGTCTGTAGATAGGATCGACAGCTCAAAAGGCTATACAACAGACAACATTCAAATCGTTCATAAGATTCTCAATATAATGAAACGTGATCTACCTAACGACGAGTTTATTCTGTGGTGTAGGTCTGTATACATTCATAACTATGAGTAAAGTAATGGTTCTCATGCGGGTGGTCGAGATGATCACCTGCGCTCATATTATCGCTAACACTTGGAGGCATTGGACATGATAGTAGACTTCTCATGGTCTGGAGGCTTTGTAGTCGGTATTAACCATACTGACCAAGCCATTGTAGAGACAGACGAAGATGAATACGAGATGGCTAGTGCTATCCTGATACATCTAGGATTCTTCACAATGGCAATCCTCTTCGTATAGTAGATACAAAAAAGCCCTCGAAAGAGGGCTTCTTAGTTTAAGCTTTGTGATATTCCTCTTCAGTGAGGATACCTGCTTTGTACTTGTTCTCAGGTCTAAAGATAGTCAGTTCTTGTTGTCTCATCTCAGGTGCAAAAGAGATGTGCATCCAGCGACCAAACTCATGGATCATCTGATCGAACTTGATACCAGCCTTCTTGACTTCTTGACACAGCTGATACGGAGTCAGCTTAGAGCTGGAGACATCAATAGCCCAACCGTCCATGTGCGAGGAGACCTTAGAGCCTCCAACAGCCACGTTAACGGCAGGTAGACGTAACCAAGAATTGATACGCAGGGGGCCAGTAACGGCTCTCAGTTGCTCTAGCTTCTGAGCTGCTGTCTTCATGTTCTCCAGTTGGACAGTAGAGGGTTGATTGTCGATACCATTACGTACAGCAGTTTCACTGTAGGTAGCCTCTTCAAGGGTAAAGTGCTCACTCAGCTGCGTCATTTGTCTTCTCCTCGTCACCGTTCATTTTGATAGCTGCAAGCCAGCCGATAAAGCCACCGACAATCGTTGAGAATGCAGGAGCGATAATCGGGAAGATGTCCTTGTTGTCTACAACACTGTTAGGGAGGAACATAGCACCTAACAATGTCACAGTCATAGCGACCATAACGAAAGCTAGAGTCCTAGCGATCATCCTTGCAATTTCAAATATAACTTGTTCTTTCATTTCTTAGCGACCTTATCAGCTAGTTTTTCCATCGTTCTGCCACCGAAGTAGAAGGACATAACCAACATACCCCATTGACCTAACAGCTCCACATAAGCCCCACGAGTCTCATACTCAAAGATGGAAGCTATAGCGAAACCACTATAAGCCACCAACAAGAAGATGAGAACCATAGGACGGATGTTCTTAGACAACCATGAGTCAGAAGACATATCAGCCTTCATGCGCTCAGTCAGGTTAGTCTGTTCAATTTCGTACTCTTTACAGTCGATCTCTTTGAGCTTCGCAGCTAACTCAGGATTGTCTTTGAGAGCTTGAGTGACTGCACTAGGTGAAGCCTCCACACCTAACTTAGCGGCAATAGCGTTCATAGCCATACCACCTAGAGGGCCTCCTACGGCAGTAGCTAGAGCAGGTGCTGCATTTTTAAGCAGATTCATTAGTTCATTCATTTACTTGCCTTACACGCTTCAACAGCGTCCTTTACGATAATGTATAAGTAGAGTTCAAAAGGTAAAATGATGCAAAACAACAAGGTAAGCAGCACTAGGAAGCTTACGTAGAGTGTCTCGCTAGAAGTATCGCTGCTGTTAGTCCCCATATTTCCAATACCAATATAGCCATTACTACGACCAATGCTATCCGTTTCCTTACCTTAGCGATAAGACGTTGTTTCTTTAATACTTCTTCTTTTCTATTCTTTATCGACAATAAGTGCGTTATCTCTTGCTTCTCTTGCACTATCCCGAACATCTCAACTACATCGCTATACAGAGCACCTAACTCAGCAGGGCTTTGGTAGACCATAATCTCCCTGATCTCCTTCTGTAGCTTCTCCATCTCTTTCATAGCCACTACGTGATCTAGAGAG